ACTGGGTTGCCTCGTCAATGAAAATCACATCGTACTCGGCGCCCTGGTAGCGGTTCAGGTCGGCGGCATTGTCGCAGTAGCCCAGCATTACCAGACTGCCGTTGCCAAACACAAATTCCTTGTCGGTCTCCCGGTACTGCGCCATGCCCGCCCGCATGACATCGGCAAGGTCCTTCTTCAGCGGCTTCACAAAGGTTTCGGTCAATTCCGGGTAGGTTCTGCGCAAAATCAGGATCCGTATGCCGTTGTACCGGCAGGCCAGCAAGGTGGCTTTGCCGCGCAATGCCCAGCTTTTGCCGCCGCCGCGGGCCCCGCCGTAGGCAATGTACTTGGCTCGCGCCTTAAAAAACAGCACCTGCTTCGGATTCGGTTTTCCCAGCCGGTAGGTTACCATGCCATGTCCTCCGCATCGTCGGTCCCGGTACCGCCAATCTCAATGCGCAGGGTGTTGTCCGGTGCCCCGTCATCTCCCAGCATCTGCGCGGCCCGGTCGGTCACGCTTACCAGGGTGCGGGTAAAGTTCGCGGCGCCAAAATCGCTGATCGGCCTGTGCCGCTCCATCAGCTGGGCCAGCAGTTCCCGCTCGCCCGGCTTCTCCGGCTCGATCTCCCGTACCGGCCCCATCGCCGTGCAATCCGGATCTTCCGGGCCGTTGTAGCTCACCAGTCCGTCCAGCTCGTCCAACCGCTGCTTGCAGTAGGCGTAGATCTCGGCGTCGTTCATCGTGCTTTCCAGCCGCCGCCGTATGTACTCCACACTGCAGTTCGCGGCAGCACTCGCCTTGCGTGCCAGTGCCCGCAGTTCGTTTTCCCGCGCCTGTTCAAACAGGCTTTTGCGCTCGCCGGGCTTCTTTTTCTCGGCTTGCCGCAGCCAGCTGCGCAGCGTGCTTTCCGGCACGTTGTACCGCCGGGCAACGTCGGATAGGTTGTTGTGGGTCAGCAAATCGCACATAGCGGCACAGCGCACGTCCTCCGGCCATTTCTTGCCTCGCCGGGTCCCCTTTACCGTGTTGTCATGGTATTTCACGCTGTTTTTCGCTCCTTTCGCTCTGCCTCCTTGCCCGTATCGTACCGTATTTTTCTGCAAAAATCTATAAAGCCAGAATTCACGGAATTATGAACAAACTGTAAATTTTTCATCCTGCAAAATTTCCCCTCTAAGGTACCTGCACGCACGGGGTATTTGGTATCCGTATCGCATTTATTTCTATCTGATGGCGAACTTTCGCAATAAAAAAATCCCTCCCCGCACAATCAGGGAGGGTACACGCCCAAAAGCCCACCCGCACAAAAGCGGGCAGGCAGCTCGGCTTATAGTTTCAGCAGTGCCACGGCTTTCCCGTAGCTCAGGGGCGGCAGCCCCTGTTCGCGCCGCTCTTTGTTCAGCAGTTCGATCTTATGTACCGTCCGGCTCACGGCATCATTGCCGCACCTTGCCCGCTTGCGCGACACGGTCGGGGCAGTGGTGCCGGGCAGCTGCACGGTCTTTGTAACGGCTGCTGCCTTTTTCGCCGGGGGCTTCGGCTTCGGCTTTTCCTTTTTCCGCTTCGGCTGCTCGGCGCGGTATTTCCGCATCTGCTCGGTGGCACGCTCCCGCCGCACCACGGCAAAACAGTCCGGGCAGTAGGGGTTCGGTCGCCCGCCATGGTAGGTGTATAACTCCCCGCACCGCTCACAGCGGCATTCATCGCCTTTTTTCATCGGTTCCTCCTTGTGTGGGCAAGCCCGTACCTGCGCACGTCCCGCCGTATCTTGTCGCCGCGCTCGGCACACGCTGCAAAGCTTGCGCGCTCTGCCTGCTGTGCGGCTAAGTATTCGTCCCGCTCTTTGCGGTATGCCCGGTACGCTTCACAGGTACAGTGGCAGGTTGCCGTCCGCCGTGAGCAGCCCGGCTTGCATGGGTTCGGTTTTCTTTCCATGGGCTTTTCTCCCTCCACAGCCGCAGGCGCACATAGTACGCGCCCTCAATGTCGTTAAATTCCACCGCAGCCTCGCTCACCTGCCAGCTGGGGTATTTCTTTGCCCAAAATCCCCGGTCGTAGGCATCGCCGTTTGTGCACCACTTCAAAATCTGCCGCTTTGTGTACCGGCTGTCGTTCACGCGCACCTCCGGCATTTTCAGCCCTAGGCTCTGGTGCCACTTTTTGCGGTGCTTGGGTGCTTTCAGCATGTACATGGCGCGGTCCACCAAACTGCCGCAGATCGGCTGCGCCCGGCGTGTGTTTACACGCCCCAGGCTGCGCCGCGCCCTGCCGCGCCCGGTACTCCACAGATCTTCCACTTCCTCCCGGGTCAGCCCCGGCGCCAGCAAAATAATGTGGTGGTGCAGCCGGTGGTCCTCGTCCTCGGTCCCCTCGGTGCCGCCCTCCGTCACAGCCACATATTTGGGCTTTGGCAGCTTCTTCCTGGCACACAGGTAGCTGATCCGCCGCAGGTAGTTCACCAGGTTCCTGTCTGCTGCATCAAAATCAGCGGGTTCCGCCCCTCCCGCGTAGGTTGGGTCCACTAGCAAAACATCCGGCTGCACAAAGTTGGCGTTCACCAACTGCACAAAATGCCGTTCGGCAGCTTTGCGGTTTGCTCGCTGCTGTTTCTCGCTCGTTTCCCCCTCACCCCTGCGCCCGGGGGTGTCTGCCCGTACCGGGATCAGGTCAACCTCAGCATATACAGGGCTGCAAATGATTTTCTTTTCCCGGTAGCCTCTGTGCATTTTCTCGTCCCTTTCGTCGAGATGTTATTACCCCATACAAGACCGCCAAGCAGGTACCCACCTGCCTGCGTCTTGTGCTATATATATATAATAGGTAGGCGCACAGCCTGCCTCAGTCGTTTCCCAGCGTTTGCGCCAGTGCTGTCAGCGCCCGCCCCAGCGCGGCGCGGAACTTCCCGGCTTTCTCGCCGTCGCCGTTTTCCGCCAATTCTTTGCAGATGGCGTCAATGCCGTAGGCGTTATCCTGCAGCTGCCCAAACAAAAGCCCAAACTTTACGGTGCTCTCGTCGCTGCTCACCTGCAGCTGCTTTGCCAACTGCGCAGCGCGTTCTTCCGCCGCTTCCCGGGCGGCTTTTTCGGCGTTCAGCCGGGCTTCATTTTCCATGCGCACTTCGGCGCGGGCTTTTTCCTCGGCATCGGCGGCACCCTCGGCCCGGGCTTTTTCCAGCGCTTTTTCATGCTGCGCCGCTTCCGCCTTCAGCTTTTCTGCGGCTGCCAGCGCTGCATCGCGCTCCCGGCGGTCCTGCTCAGCAGCCGCCTCGGCCTCCTTCTGGCGCTGCACGGCGGCTTCCAGATCCCGGCGCACTGTTTCCTGCGCGTCCCGCCGGGCAGTTTCCTTGGTGTCTTCGGCACTCGACTGCAAAAGGCTTAACTGTTCGGCATACCCGGCGTTTTTGGCTTGCAGCTCTTTGATCTGGGCTTTCAACTCTGCCACGGTCGTGTCCGTCAGGTTGGTTTCAGCTGCAATCTGCTGCTGTTCCTGCCCGCTCAACTGGGCCAGCAGTGCCAGCTTGGTTACGCCCGCCGCCGCGTTCTGTTCGATCAGCTGCGCGGGCAGCTTTTCGGCAATGGCGATGTAGTTGTAGGCCTGGCGCTGTTTCATGCCCATGGTGGCCATGGTGTAGGCTTCCAGGCTATCAAAGCCCAGCGCCTTGTAGCCGCTGGTGTCCCGCATGCGCTTGATCTTGCGGGCCAGGTCCAGCAGGCTGGCAGCTGCCGTCTGGGCGGCTGCCATGATCTCATAATGCAGGGCCAGAGCCGCCGATTCTTCCGCCGTCCCCGCCGTGCCGATAAAGGTCATCTGTTCAGTGTCATATTTCACTTCTCGGGATCCTCCTTCGGAAAGTTACCAATGTAAACCCCTTCCAGGTTCTTTTCGCTGAAGTCCCACTGTTGACCGCCCAGAATATCTGTGATCTGCAGTTCTCTGTGCCTGTCACCGCCCAAAGCAATTTTGACCATGATCCCCGTATCAAAGAAAACCGGCTCTTTACCGTCTTTTCTGTAAACCTCAAACCGCATACTATTGCCGTCCAGCTGCTTTGCCTGCTGAATCATGGCTTCTTCCTTTTCGCGGAACCGTATGTAGGCCACAGTATCAATGTTGTACATATCAGCGGCTTCTTTTCCCTCGGCTAATACATCTACGACCCGGTCCTCAGCAGACCAGTTGACGTCAGCCAGCCCCGGATATACAAACTCTTCTCCAGTTTTCAGCAGTACCACTGTTTCTTTCATTCTTCGTCTCTCCATTCCCAGTTGTCGATTGTTTCAACATGCAATATCTGCAAGACAAAATAGTTTTTTTCAGAATCTGCGCCCCATTCCCGTGCACCGCCCTTTCCGTAGATGCAATGCACCCACAGCTTGGCGGTCGGGCAGTCTTACCGGTATCCGGCGCGTATCTGTATGGGAAATACTTTGAACACCTGCCCGCGGCATCCGTGATATTCATTCATGGCCTTATTGAAGCGCACCCGCCAGTATTCGCTTGGCTCCCGGTATTCTTCGCGCTTTTGGCCTTTGCAGATCATGTCAAACCATTTGCGCTTGATGGGCAAAGTCAGCATTTTGCAGCCCTCCCATCACGCCACGGACGAAGCCGCGGCAAATCTCGATTTTTTCTTAGGCGCAGCCTTTTCCGGCGGCAGCTGCCACTTGGCCAGCACTTCGCGTTCCCACAGGTCCACAAATTCCCGGACCTGCCGGGGAATTT